TGTAGTTCTTGTTTGAATATTCTAAGTTGCTGTGTTAATGTGAGCGTCCTATCCGTCGCGATTGTTACATCGTTGGAGTCCACATTGAATACGAGCTTTAAATTTTTTGTGCTAGTTGCCATTTTCTAACCAATTGTTCATTAGTTTTATTGTTTCCTGATTTGAAACCAAGTCCCCTAATCTATCTCTCAATAGATCCATATACATCACGATCTGTCCTTCCAATAAATCTTGGTTTTTAATCTCCTCGTTATTAACAAATATTCTTATTTCCATAGTTTAATTTTTTTAAGCATTACATGCCGAATATGCGTTCTCACAAGTTACACTACCTCCTTGTAAATTTACAAGAGTATGTGATGATGAAGGAGTCACTGACCCTAACACACGATATACATTACATGGACTAGAACCCCCACCAGTATAGTAATATAATCCAACAGTTTTTGGTGTAGATGTTTTGAGATTTGATGTTGTTCCCGCAATACAATTATTTGGAGGGGCTGAGTCTTGAGCATAAAATCTAACTTCATAGTGGTAAAATGTTGCTGTTTTTGATGGTGTCGGAGTTGGTGATGGAGGAATAGTTTGTGTTGGGGTTGTGGTTTGTGTTGGGGTTGTGGTTTTTGTAGGTGTATTAGTAGGAGTTACTGTTGGTGTAGCAGTATTAGTTGGTGTTACCGTTGGTGTTGATGTTTGAGTAGCAGTAACAGTTGGCGTCGGCGTAGGTGTTGGTATGTTCTCAATAAAAAAATCAATATAGTTTGTGCAAATCCCTGTTGATTGACATCTTATATTAAATGCGTTATCAGGAACTGCTGATGTTTCATAACCATTCACTAATGCGGTCCTACTAACTCCTACAGCAAATGGCGTCGTGTAGTTATCGGCATCACTGTATAAATCAAATGGTCCTGTTGATGATCCCGCATATGTTAAAGTAATTAATACATTCATTTTTTTAATTTGTGCAGTTACCACAATTATTTGTGGCATTTATAAGTGTTACAAATGGGTATGACATGTTGGTTGGAACTTGTCTCCATATAGCTAATGCATTATATCCTGTTTGGTTATTATTAGGACATACATAAGTTTTATTATGATTTGTGCAATAGAATATACTAGGTGCAGCTTTTCCCTCAGGCCATTGAGTCAATGGTGTATAAGAGTTGAGATAATACAAACCACAACTTGTAAAGAAAAGGCATGAAATACCTGAAGATCCTTTTCTAGCTAAATAATAAGAATATGAATATACTTGTTGAGTTGGAGTTACAGTTGGAGTTACTGATGGTGTTAGTATCGGTGTCTTGGTAGGGGTGATTGTAGGTGTTGGCGTTGTCGGAATATAATAAGTCGCATTACCTTCTAATTCACAAGCTTGACAATCAGATAATCCGTTTACAGATACAAAGTTCCACTCTGTATATTCTTCTTGGAAACATGAAATACTATCATAAGTAAAATTGACATATGGATAAATGTATTCTATGAATGGTTGTCCCCTTTTGAATATTATTGTTTCGCTATCAACACCATTGGAAACAACAATGGTATAATCAGGATGATCTGATGGATCAACCCCACCTTGAACGCTGAATGTTAACTTACCATATTCATCATCATAAATTAGACCATCATTTGGACATTGAAAGGGAGCAATAAAATAAGTTCTACCTGAATAGAAACACATAACTGGCGGAGTGGGAGTTGGTGTTGGAGTTACTGATAAACATGATCCATCAATTTGTGCATTGTTCAAATTTATAATTGGTTTTGTGTCATCCATACAAATGGATTGTGTATATGATAGTGTTGACGCTGTAACAGAACCATCGCATGTTGTCCCTGAAATATATTTTGTTGTTCCTACTGGTCCGTTATGTATGTATGTTGTGCAGCTCATAATTAAACTTCTCTGATTAGTGTTGTATTGAATGCTTGGATTATATCATATAGTTCTGTAACCTCATCATAAACAAGTCCTGAACCTATCGTTACAAAGTTAAATGTGTTGTCATAGTATTGGATAGGAGTTCCATTGTTATTCATCGCAGCAATGTATATTTTTTGATTTATCGCAGCTACAGCTTGACCTGAATTACTTGTTCTAAGTGTTCCATTTCTATAAATGTTTTGACTCGTATTAGCTGTTGTTGATATACAGTATCCACCTTGTGGTAATGGTGATCCTGTTGTAGTATATCCTCCTGTGCTTGATACACCATAAAACTCTCTTGGTGTTCCCTCTTGTCCTATTACATTGTATTGTGATGAGTTTGAAGCTCCAATGTAATTCTTTCCTGATCCTGTATAAACAATGTTCTGAGTCATATAAACTGACATGTGCATATTGTTTAGAGTAAGAGCAGATGAGAATAAATGAGTATTAGCATATGCGTTTGAACCGTTGGATGTTGAACCACTATAACCATGTGTCCAACCACCATTGAATGAAAGTCTATAAGCAGCATCTGTATCGGCTGGATTTTTAGCATTGAACTTATTGGTAGCAGCAGATCCTCCTAAGAAAGGATACATTGCTGTGATCTTTGTGTATATTCCGGCATCTTTAAGATCAACGAATAATGTGTTCGTTGCTGCTGATTGTGTGAAATCAAGAACAGCACCCGCTGTCACTATTGCATTTAAGTAAGCCTCAGCATCAGTGTCATAAACAGGATTACAAGAGAAACAATCAATGTAAGAACCTGTTTCCTCCCATTGTGTAAATTGTGTATATGTTGTTGTTACACCTGACACACACTTAACCATTGATGTTGATGTATTGGTAATCTCATAGATATCTCCTGTTGTTTCAAGATTCGCTTGTGTTGATACGAATGTATATGTTCCACCTGAACTACATTCTACCCCATTATAGTAGAAGAACACCTCAGAAGGAATTTGTTGTGTTAAGTTGAATTGTGTTCTACCAGTGCAACCACAATTACCATAAACACTAACACCACTGAATGTGTAACCTGATGAAATGTAATAGTGCCTATAGTCATTCAGAGGATTGTAGTTTCCAATAGATACAGAATGACAACCAAGATTATTTAAGTTATCATCAAATAGTTCAACAAAATTACCTGCGTAAGCATATAAATGATAGTTGAGATCTGAGTTGGAATATCTTGTTGTTCCACTAGAACATGGAGTTAAAGTATATGATAGTTTTCTATGACCTTCATATTCTTTTGTCAGTTTTATAAGTTCAATATCACAAACACTTGGCTCCAACATATTAAAGTTGGTGATCTTATTAATTCTGAAATAGGTGTTATTGATTAGGATTTTTTCGTTCCATCTCAAACCTTGAACATCTTGTGGAAGAAGGTATATCTTACAAGAATATACTTTGTTCTCCTGACTTATTAGATCTTCAACATAAGGTTTGTAATAGATATCATATAAATCCTCAGCAACAAACTCAAAGTTTCTGCTTGTAACATTTGACTGATCCTCCCCACGATAATTGATGTAGTGACTAAATCCTGTATAGTTGAATGGATATGTTGTGAATCTATTTAGGTTTTGGAAACGATCCATCTGTGTAGATTCAATATAATATGTCTGATATTTTGTTGGTTGTGTTACAGTTCCACAAGTTGTTCCTGTAGATGTAAGTGTCACGGTAGGATAAGGGAAACATACAAGTGCTGCTCTTACTGTTGATGAATCACCACAATCGTTAATTGTATTTGATCCGACAGTAGGATAGAAAACTTGTTGATTACCAAAACAATCATCGTAATAGATAGGACAGGTAGATGTTGTGGTAAATGTAATACCACTTGAACAAGTTGATGAACCAGTTGTTGTTCCTGTTCCTCCAATATAACCATAGTTGTCATTTGGTAATGTAATACCTCTGAATATTAGTTTTGGTAATATCTTAAATGGAACAAATGTCTGTAAGGTAGTTCCTGATTGATCCTGAGTTTGAACCTTTGACATTGATGATACTGTAATGTATGGGGTAAAAACATTCCCAACTGTAATATCAATTGGGGATGAGAATATAAAATCAAACTTTGTTGTGTCATTCTTATATGGTAAGTTCAGATTGAATAAGTCTGAACCGAATACCCTATTGGCTTGTTTGAAGAAGTCATCATTGGCATAGTCTTGATCCTTCTTGAATTGAAATTCCAATGTTCCATTAACAAATGATGTTGTTGGTATTAAAGATTGTGTCTGAGCATAATCCACCTTTGTTGTCCAATCCAAAACCACTCCCTTACCAATATAATCCACAATCGGTTCAACAATCAATCTATCAGGAGCATCTGGATTTGGAACTACAATAAGATTAAACATCTTATTTATTGATGTAATGAAATCAATTTGTTTATAATCGTTCTCAGGGAACTCCAAAGCATAATCTATGGTTGATCCTGTTGGAATGAATCTCGGAGGATTAATGATTTGTTGAGTATATCCTGAGATAAAAGAAAATTCACCCAAGAAATAAAAACCGAAAGTAGATGTTCCTGTTATTATAAGAGACCTATCAATTGATACTGTTGATGGTTGGTTATCACAGAATGTGTTGGAGTAGATTACCTCTGTTGTGATACCATCATAAAAATAGAGAACAGCATAAGGGAATTGGAATAATGAATAGTCACAACCCTGAGTTGGATTTACTGTGAATGTAAATCTGAATTGATAGGTCTCTGAGAATTGTTCGTCTATTGTTATTCCTGTTGTGGTGCCTGAGAAACCTAAATCATTACAAGTGATGGCAGAGATTGGATTTAACCAAGTTGGTGTTGTTGGATTGGGTGTTAGAACTTGGTTTGAATAAGAATAACATGCTACCAAAGCATTTCTTGGATAGATAGTTTCATCCAAAAACTTTTGTGGTAAATAGAACTTTCTAAAATATGATGTATTCATGAAGTCTGATTCCAACTGATAACCAGCATCATTGAATATTTGTTCGTATAATGTTTTTACTTGTATTGATGGTTTGAAATAATAGTTGTTCAGTGGTGTTCCTGAGAAGTCAAAATATGGTGTGGTCGGAAAGTAATCAATCCCTGTTGTGGTTGCTGAGAATGGTGAGAATTGAACGAGTGGGGTTGTGTCAAAATTAACAAATGATTGGTTATTGAATTGATAGTATTCATAACCTATACTGTATAGTCCCCAAAATGTTTGACCATTTTGGTATGAGTAATCTGTAGCGCCCGTTAGAGCAAATAAGTCAGGATCAATCTGTGATTCAAAGATAACACCATCTGTATATGGGTGTGATAAACCAGATAGGTTAAGTTCAAATAAAAACTTATCTCCAATGTTTGCCATGAGATCTCCAATCTGATTATAGAATGTAACAGCATAGATTATTTCACCTTTGTTGATTGTTACACCATTCAGTCTTATGTGACCCTGCATGATTTCATAACCATCCCACATAAGAACAGCATCAAACTTATCATTTGGGTCAAATGTGGTTGGGACAGCATTGACATCATAAAAGAAATTGAATACTTCGTTATTCTTTTTTGTGCCAGGTAAATTAAAATTCTGTGAATAATTTGAGTTCTTTTTTGTGATATCTTGTAATTCCGCAAATGAAAGAGACAGAAGCACAGGTTCATCTTGATATAAATCTAGATAAACATATTGGTTTTGTATTGTTGTTCTTATTTGAAGCATTAGATTGGTAAGTCGTAATTTCTATATGGAGTTAATTTCAGATCTATTGTGTATTGGAATAGTCTTTGGTATTTCTGTTGGAATACTTCAACTTCCTTATTTTGAACTACACAAGGAATTAGATAAGGATAAATATAGTCCTGATTTTCCTCAGGTAACCAGTTATTCTCAATCATATAGACATAAGGAGACATCAATAACTCCTCAATTATTTTACCATCATTTTGTGTAACGAAGTTTGAATCAACCGTCATTACTTCATCTACACTACCCCAAAATACTGTATCACTTGAATCATAAGCCTGTCTGTTCCACCATTGTGTGTTTAATGACTTCTGTGAGGAATAACTTTTTTTGTTAAGACCATATCTCTTTTGTGATTTTTTGGTAAAGGTATATGTGTCCCAAATTCCGTTTCTATTCATAAACAAGAAAGATATTGGATCGTTGAAACATTCATCTCCTACCATCTTGTATTGAACAATCTCTGATGATCCATATTCATCGTAGTCAATACCCAATACATCATTGGTTAGATAGATTGCAACATCTGAGTTTGTTCTAAGGACAGGATTTGGTTTGAATATACCATAGGCAATTCTCTGTTGCATATAACCATATGGAGCCACTGTTTGTAGGTTTGTTCTACTTGTATAATCCACAGGTGCGTTTTGTATTGCATCGTAGTTATACTGACCATTACCTTGTATCTTCTGACAATATACAATTGATTTAATATTGGTGGTATTGTTATAAAGTGGATTACCAGCATACATAAATCCAACAATGATTGGACATTTGTAATAGTGTGTTCTCCATCTTGTATTGTAGACATTAGATCCAAGTATTGTCATTGGTATTGTTTCATTACCATATGTTGACATGAATTGTGCTCTTGTTGCACCTGTGCTAGCGGACCAGTTATAAACATTGGTGTCAAGGTAGTTATACTGACCAGTAAGGTTATTACCTGAGTAATAATATTTCTGTGACATCTGTTTGTTCTCTTGGACACCAGGCCAGATCATAACCCCATAAGGTTGTGTCTGTGCTGAATATGGAGATATTGTTCCACCTGTATAAGATGTATATGCAGAAAAGTTTGTTGGGACTATTGTTGTTGATGTCCCACCAGAAGTAAATTGAACCCCAAATAGACAACGATATTCATTGATCTGATAGATATTACTAAATCCTTCATAACCTCCGTTAAATCCATTAGAAAACGATATGGTGGAGGTTCTATCATTTACAATTGTTGCTTGTGATGTTGATAACTCCACAGATGTTGTATCTGAATCTGCAACTCTAACAAGATAAGGATTTGTCTGAGCTGATGTGGTAGCTGAAGTTGGGATTGCACCGAGATTTCTTGGGTTTTTATCTACAAGGTTTGTGATAATTGTTTCCACATTGAAAATACAATTACCATATTCGTTGGATGGAACTAATATACGACCTACTTTTCCGTAGTCTTGTGTTGATCCACTATCGTTTCTATAAGGGTTCTTGTAAATATCTACAACCAATCTTATATCGGTATAGGCTGAATAATCGTTGAGAGCCACATTCCATGTATGATCAGCATGAGCTGGTGTCATTCCGAGTGGCATTTGTTTTATGGTAAGGTCTAAACTCATTCTGTTCTTACTGAAGTTAAATAAACATCAATCTTTTTATCCAAAAATTGATTTATGTCCTCATCAACCGCATTTAATAAAAGCTCATATTCGGCTCTAACATCAGGTGGTAAGTTGGTAGGTAGGTTATCCAACACATTACTGAATTGACCAATTGCTTTATCATAAATATTAGCAGGACGGATACCATAACGAAAAATACTCTTTTGTATGGCAAAGGCTAGACTAAGTGATTTCTGTGCGTCACTCTGTCTTAGGTTTCTGTCTTCAATCCAATCAAGTAAAACACTAACAGGTATCGGATGTTTACCTTTTAGTTTTCTTGATTTATTGATAGCATAGGATATACCTTTTCTTTCAAATTCTACATCGGGTTTGATCCCTCTGATTTTGATCCATTGAAGTAATGAATCAATCGGAACTCTTTTTTTACCAGGTTTTCTACCCAAGTTTACAGAATCAAAATAGTCAGCATAGGTGATTACAAGTTCAGATGGTTGGTCCTGAGTTGCTGGCATGACTGTTGCTGTAAGTGAATTGTATAAATTACCTGAAGCAAACTTATTTCCAACACCTCTTTGTTCAGGATTACCATAAGGATATATTCTTTCCTTAATCTTCTTTTTCATAAGATTGACAAGGAGAGTTCCGAATCTTTGTAATTCTTTATCTGTTAATTCAAACATTTTTAAAAATTATTTACATGTAGATGGAATCCAATCAGTCCACCAGCAATTGACGCAGTTGAAGATTGAGCAGATGTTATTGTTGAATAAGAAAAAGATGAATCAAATGTTGATGCTCCTGAAAATACTAATCTATTCCCATTATACCTCAAACCAATTACATATGCACCTGCCGTAAGAGATGGAACTACACCCAATGATGCTCCTTCAAATTGTGTGGAAGGAAATGATGAAAACGGAACAATAAATCTAACTGTTGGTTGGACACCTGAGTTTGAATATTTTGCCATCAAGAAATAAACCCCTGACCCTGTCCCTGAAAAACTTATATTCCCTCCACTGAATGGTATGGTTTGTTCAGTAGCAGAAGTCAAACCTGTTAATGTTTGCACTGATCCAACTCTTTCAGCAGGATATAGACCATTAACTCCAGACTGTGCTGTATAAAAAGCAACTTCTAAAACATCGGATGTTGATGTGATTGTTCCTACACGATAGGTCATCGCAGAATAAGAATAGATGCCTGTGTCATAAAAAGCAAAGGCTTGGAGAATATTCTGTGTTCCTGCTGCTTGTTGAACACCTGTCGCTGCTCCTATTCCAAGACCTGTGTATCTCGGTTTTAAATTCTGATATGAATAATAATTGTCAATGTTGGTTCTACCTGTTGAAACCTTCATCGTTGTTGCATTACCGAGACCATCTTCTAATGATTGAAGTGTTGATGTTAATCCTGAAGTTGAGTCAGCTAATTTTAATAATCCTTGATATGTGGATTGTATTGTTTGTCCACTTAAAGTAGCCATATAATTAATTTTTGTTTTTTATTTATACTGTGTTCCAAAGTCCTGTTTGATTATTCCAATCCACATTTGTTGTGTTCCATACTGCTGCCCCGCCTGCTGGTGTTGTGCTTGGTGTCGGTGTGAATGTAGGTGTTACGGATGGGGTTGGTGTCATACTAGAACTTGGGGTCTGTGTTTGCGTATTTGTTGGTGTCATTGTAACCGTTGGTGTATTTGTA